GTGGTGTCTGCTTTCTGGGCGTCAAGCTGTAGACGGGCAGCATCCAGCTGCGAGTCGGCCTGATCTTTCTGGGATTTACGCTGTAGCTCGGCTTGTTTGAGCTGTAGCTCTTGCTGCTGCATCTGGATGATGGGGTCTTGAGCTTGCTGTTGAGCTTGTTGCTCCGCCTGCTGTTGTTGATGAGTCTGAGTAAGTTGGATGGCTGCCTTAGACTGTAGCTGGGCTAGCTGCACTTCAATCTCACGAGGTAACTCTTCGTTAGGCGCTGGTAGCGGTGCCCCAATGCGCTCTTCTATCTGGCGGCGGTACATAAAGGCCGTGTGCTCCGCAATGTGAGCCTGTAGCGAAGACATAATCTGGTTCGCCATAGGGTTTTGACCGATAGTTTGCATAATCATGGGGTCTTGCATAAAGGCTTGGTGCGTAGCGATGTGCGCCTGATGATCTTGGTACATAAACGCTTTGACAGGGTTACCAACTAACGCATCCATGTTCTCGCTAACTGGATCAGCCGGTTTCATATCGTCGTCAATAGGTATGAGTTTTTCGGCGTTCTTAACCCCCAAGACCTCGATCATCTGGCGATGAAGCTGTGGTAGGTCATAGATTTGTGGGGCGGCCTGTGCCATCTGTAACACGGTTTGGTACTGCACAATTCGTTGTGCCATCGTGCTGCTGTTGGGGTCGCTGACAGGAATTACTTCCACCATAGCGTAGTCGGCGCGTCGCGCACGAGGTTCACCACGGTCAGGCACGTACAGATACTCTTCTGGCGCGTACTCAGCAATGATCCTTCGGAGTAACTTAAACTCCTGTTTCATTGAGTAATGTACCCTAGACTGGACCGCAGCCATGGGCTTGAGAGCACGCTCTAGTAGAGCGAGTGTGGTTCCAACAGGAGCATTAGCACTCATGTCGGAGATGTTCATATCTGAGATAGCGCCCAAACGACGCCCTTCGTCAGTTATACGTTGCAAAAGAGCAAGCAGGGTTTGGCTAGGCTCCTTATAAGGGAGCGGCATAATGTTGTCGCGGATAGAACCGGACGGCACATCTACATCACGGAATTCGCCCGGACCAATCGGTGTGTCGTCACCCTTAACTCGTAGTCCCCGAGATTTGAGACCACCGGGGAGATTAGATAGGGTTCCAGCGTCCACGAGCTGACGGATAATACTAGTGCCAGCTTTAGCGTAACCACCAATGATGTGAATGAGGCCGAGTCCATAAAATCCAAATCCGGGGACGTAAGCATAATGTACGAAATGTTGACGTTTTAGTGTCAAGGGGTCGTCAGGGTTCCAGTTACGGCGGATAGCTAGTATCTCTCCCGTACCCTTCTCAAGCGTTACCACATAGGGCTTTGCGACTTGCAACGACTCTTCGTTGTCCGCACCATCCACACCGTCAATATTCAGGTCAGCGTGTACTTCAAGCACGGTGTAACGGTCATCTGAGGTCAGGGATATGCCCGACTGCTCAGCCTTAGCTTCTTCAACATCTGAGAAAAACGACACAGGATCGCCAAGTTCCACGTCCCGATAGAACCCCGCCGCCTGTAGCTTAACCATTTCGTTCTTTGTCTTGCGCATGACGTGCGTAACGCGCTCTGCGGACTCAATATTAGAGGCACCGTAGGGCACAATTACGTCTTCCGCAGGGATATATAAGGCAATCTGACGTCCCAAATTGGGATCAAAATACACCTTCTTAAACGCTGAACCGGCTAAACCGAGTGAATACAGTAGCCGCTCATGTTCGGGGCGGTATTCTACCATAACCTCAGTCAGTTCGTAATTCATATCTGTCTTAACACGTAAGGCAGCATCTTCTTTATCTTGGGTAGGCTCCCCAAGAATCTTAGTTCTTACAGGACCCGCAGCGGGGAACGTCTCGCTCATGGCCTCGGCTTGGAAACGGATGGCGGCTTCCGCCAAAATGTTGCTGTACACGCCACAGGCGTTTTCCCAAGGCTCAGTTCGCTCTTCGTACTTCATGCCCAGCACGTCAAGACCCGCAACGTAGGCATCCGCCCAGTCACGCCGAGCTGACATATCAGACTCAATAGCTTCAGTAAGCTCGGTAGACACTTCTTGCAACTGACCGTCTTCTAAGTAGTCAGCAAGGTTTGCATCAAACGGGGCTGAGTCAATCTCCTCGATTTCTTCACCGAAGGTAATTTCTACGCTACCGTCTTCTAGCACTACCTCGACACCCTCGTCAGACATAGTATCTATAGCTATTACGGCTTCGGCTTCACCCATTTCTTCGATGCCTTCTGGCATCCCGTACAAACCTTTTTCAATTGCCATCTCAATATCCTTTAATAATACCCAGCTCTACGGTTTCTATATGCCGGAGAGTCGTCTACCTCATCACTGGGTAGCCTTAAGAACCCACCTTGCCTGAACCGCAACAATGCCATTATTGTAGCGTCCACATAGTCATCATGCTCCCCCGCAGGAAAGCTAGCAACCTCGTCAATCACTTCCTCGGCCCAAGCTCTCTCAGGTGCCCACACTATACCGGACGCAAATAGGTCAGATACCGAGTTCAAACGAGCCATCTTGTTGTTCGGGTTGTTAGTTGTACCTCGCACAGGGGTATATTCCTGCACTGGGACCCCCATAGCGCGCAGCTCGTAAATAAGCGGCGCTCCCGAGGCTTTTTTCTCCACAATTAGCGAATCAGGCTCATACTCGTCGTACTGCTCCATAACAACGCGCTTTAGATCAGGAAACTCTAGCCTGCCCTTATACGCATTCACTAGTATAAGGTTGTATACCTTAGTTTCCTCGTTAAAGAACACGCCCCACGTAGTACACGCCGAATAGTCCGCACGGTTGTTGGCCTCAAACGCTGTATCCCAAGATTGCAGGAGGAATTCGCAGTCTGGCGGGTCATCTTTCTCCCACGCGTTCCACCACTCACGTTTAATTATCGCAGAAGCCTCTGATGTGGGCTGCTGCTGGTACTGCGCCATCCATTTGCCGTTCGGCAGCTCTTCTTTTAGCGCCGCTAGCTCCTCTGGAGGCCAAAATTCAGGCCACAGGGGGCTTCCACTAGGCATAATAGCTGGAAATTCAATAACTTCCCACTCTTCTCCGCCCCTTTGGGCGGCTGACTTCAACACTTGGGCCGTCAAATCACGCAATGACCACCGTGTCATGACCACGACTATAGCCCCGCCCGGTTGTAGACGCTGTCGAGGGCCTGATGTGTACCACTCGTAGACCTTGTCGTATATCTCAGGGTTGCTGTCGGCCATAGCGGCCTCTTGCTCTGAGTGAGGGTCGTCAATAATAAGCAGGTCCGCGCCTTTACCCGTTACTGCACCGCCAATACCGATAGCGAAGTAGTCTCCGCCCTTGTTAGTGTTCCACCGTCCTGCTGCTTTAGAGTCACTTTGCAGGGCTAGCTCTGGGAAAACGTCGTGGTAGTTGTCCTGAGCCACCAAGTTACGCACTTTACGACCAAAGCCTACCGCTAGCTCGGCGGTGTGTGACGTCTGAATAACCTTCTTATGGGGGAACTTCCCCAAAAACCACGCAGGCAGTAGATAACTAGCAAACTCAGACTTAGTGTGGCGAGGAGGCATATTAATAATGAGGCGCTTACAATCCCCACGAGCGACACGCTCAAACGCCTCAGCCATGATCGCATGGTGTCTGCCACTGATAAACGTCGGCCATACATATTTAACGAATTCAATGAACTTATCCTGCACAAGCGTCTTGTGCTTTAGCTTTTCTAAGTGTGAGAGCTGGGCTAACAACTGCTCTTGCTCAGCCACGGATAGCATCGGTAGTATCTTGGGTATATCCTTAAGGGATATGTTCTCGAACGGATTAGGCTGACTCATCAACCTCACCCTCTAAGTCATCTGGCACGTCAGTACCCGCGTCGAACACACCTAGGTCCTCGTCTAGCGAGTCAACAAGAGACACTGTCTCAACTATGCTGGCATTTAGCAACCGCTTCACCCGCTCCTTAATCTCGTTCTCAAGATCAGCGGGGTCCTTATAGTTGATGGTTATCTCACTACGCTCCGTAAAGATACCAATGTCGCTGTGCTTACCAAGCAGCTCAAGGGCCTTAAGCTCGTATCTCGGGTCTCCACAGTTGGCTAGTTCCATGAGTTTATTCGTAATGGCGGCACGCGCCTGAGCCGCATCCATAGCAAGTTGTTGACCATACGTACGTAGGAATGCTGCGGCAGCAAAGGCAGTGTTGGGCTGGGAGAGGTCTTTGCTCTTCTTGTTCTTTACCGCGTTCTCTATAAGAGCCTTCTCTTTATCTAGGTCTGCCTGATCTAAATCTAGCACAGAGCCTAGGGCCTCTTGGAGTTCGACGGTGTTCGCTGCAACTGCCAGCTTTTCTAGTGGAGTCGCGGGTTTTTCGCTCCTTAGATCGTAGGGAACGGGCTTGTCCTTTGCAGGATCAATCTTAACATTTGGCATACGCGCAAGTACCTGAAAGTACTGGATTTGCGGAGTGTATTAGATTTCCTGACTAAGCGCAAGCAAGACGGTGTATAGGAGCACTAATAGGCGCATAAAAGGGGAAAAAATGAACACTAACAGGCGCACAAGACGAAAAAGGGGGGGAAAATGAACATGAGAAGCAACACTAACAGGCGCATAAAAAGGAAAAAGCAACACCAATGACGCATAAAAAGAATAAAAATTAAAATAGGGGGGGTATTGTTATATTTCTGGGACTCCTATGGGGGGCCTTCCTGAATATAGGGGGGTGGGGGTCGTAAGTCATTGATTTAATTAAAGAAGGGGGTGGGGTGTTGTCGGGGCGAAGTATCGTTTGTCCGGGTTATTATGCGTATAGCAGTACTGGTACTTGCTGTGTGAGTCGGGTGGTAGGGGGGAGGTGGGGTAGTAGGGGAGCAGGGGAGAGGGGAAAGAGGGGTGTATGAGGCTATATAGATGTTAGGTCGCACCTAACATCCAAAATGAGTAGGACTCTGACTTGACATTGTCTAGTAAGTATGGTATACTGAAAGTGTAGGACAACATTAACTTTAATACTCAAGGGTATCACTATGCAAAACTTTAATTCAGTAGAACACGCAGCCGAAATGATCACAGCGGATCAAGCTTCGATCGAAAGTAAAACGGTTTTATTCCAACAAGCGGTCGATTACTTCGGCGTAGATGCGCTGCGTCCCAAGACAGGGCTAAGCGGTCGAGCCATGCAAGCTACCGCGAAACGAGAGACGAAACAGAAAGCAGCGACAGAGGTTGGTTTGACTCTCGAAATGGCTGAGGAGTTAACGCGGATGATCGCGCTTATCAATGCAAATCGCGTTAACGTGTATCAGGATTACCAGCGCGCTTATTTTGGAACGCCCGAAAAAATCGAGAAGAAAAAAACGCCCGAAGAAATTGAAATAGCCTCTCAGAAAAAAACGCGATCTGACTTGCTCGCCACGAACAAAACCCTCGCCGAAAAAGTCGCGCTGATCAAAGCGGAAAAAACGGTACTCGAAGCGCAAGGCAAGGCACTCCCTGCTGATCGCGTGGCGGAACTCGAAAAAATCGAGACGCTGAAAAAGGGAGTTAAAGCGAAAACTGATTCCCTCAAAGAACGGATCGAGTATATGACGTTTGAAAAAGACCTGCCCTCGATCATCAAGAAAACCCAGGACTTTAAAAAGTTCATGGCGAAACATCTAAAGCAAGATGAAAACACTGTTGGGCAAATGAGCCTAAACGGAATCCTCAAAGCTCTCGAATCTGAATAAACGCAAAAAAACATTGACCCCGCTTCGGCGGGGATTTTTTTGTTCTGATGTTAGGTCTGACCTAACATCCAACCGCCTGACGGCGGCTTTTTTTGGCTCACGTTTTTGTATCGCCGTCGCCGCGTGCCGTATTGTTACAAAACTTCCTTATCATCTTGATAAGATGATAGTAGTAGCAGTGCTACTACACAGTCGAAAAAGGTAATGTTACGTTTTTTTAAGCCTAAAGCTAATGTGTAACATTGTGATAATCGCGTAAGCCATTGATTCTATGTGTAACATTCCTAATGTTACAATGTTACGTTCTAAAAACAACGTACAAGGAACAGAATCTCTCTTACCCCGTAACAAAACAAAACCTCCATGCATTGTCACAAAGTTGCAGATTCCTATATATATATATAAATCTTCATAACATTATAACATTAGGGGTAAAAACGTTACACAACCCGCATGAACACTGGCTTTGCAATGTTACATCTTTTGTTACAAAACCACTTTGAAAGCATAACATTACACCAAAACGTAACAATACAAACGTAACAATACAATGTTACAAAACCCTTGGAGAAAAACCACCATGGATAACACCTGTACCCAATGTAATTCTTTATTCCCCATCGCTCGTGCTGCACTAGGTTACTCAACCTGCATGGAGTGTGGAGAGTTAGCAGCAAAGCAGTACGCAACAAAGCAACACACAATCCTGCCTCTACATAAGCAGGGCTACATGGCATTCACTGGCGACGATGCTCGCACAGTGGCAAAGCAGATCAACCCGAAGTACAACAACCAGTAACACAACAACCATAAGGAGCAAGACCATGAAGACGATTAAAAAGAAAGTATACAAGTTCAGTGAGCAGAGCCGCATGAACCAGAGCAAGTCTGCCAAAAGCAGATGGGACGCACTGACGCCCGAAGAGCAAGCAGCACAGATAGCGAAGCTGCAAGCAGCAAGAGCGGCTAAGAAGAAGAGCCGCCAGATAACCAAGCAGTCTAGGTTGAACCTAAACTCGAAGGGGCAAGAAGCAGAAATAGCGAAAGTGATAAACAGGCTTTGGGACGAGGATACACCCCCTAAGAAAGAACCTGCACCAGAAAAGCCAACACCCATGCAGAAGAACCTAGAGATATTACGTGTGCGCGTGGGTAAGCGCGTTGGGTTCGAGGTGAACACAGAGCAGGCAATAGAGTTTCTGGTCAACAAGTGGGGAGTGCAGGGACTATGAGCAAAGATAATAAGAAGGTAAACACAGAGCGCATGACCAAGTGGCGCACCGACTCTATATACAAGCCAAGTGACCTCAACACTCACGACCCGCACAACCAACACCGATGGGCTGACGAGGGCTTACCCCTGTGGGTTCTACCGCTGTACCTGCTAGGCGGGTGTGCGTTCATGTTGGGCATTGGCTATCTAGTTTTCTTGGGGCTGTTGTTGTGAGTAACAGAAGGTGGCGAGATTGGGACGGTAGCCTTAAAGCTGTCCCTTTGCTTTACAACCAGATGAGTCCAGAAGCAAGGCTCAGGCTACACGCCTACTTAGAAGAGGTAGCCGCACCAAGCAGTTTAGGTTTTCCTAAACTCACCAACCATAAGGAGCAAGACGATGGAATATACGATGCTAGAACTTAAAGAGATGTTGAACTACATGGACGCGCAGTTGAAAGACCAAGGGCGCATTGTAGATGACCGCCTACTTACTAGGCGCAAGAATGTCGCACAGGCTGTGGCAAACCTCGAAGCTGCGGAAGAGTTGCAGCGTGACATGGGCAACCGCAGGGAGGGTAAGACATGGGATTCTTTATAAACACAGATGGCTTTCCGTACATCGAGAACTGGCATGACGCTGCGAACCATGAGTTTATGGTAGACCCCATTAGGGGTAAGGGCAGGAACGCAGGGTTGAAACCGATAGCCAAGCGCAATGCTACACACATGACGGTGCGGAGGGAGCGCAACCAGACAAGTCCGCTAGGGAATGTGGGTTTGTCCATAGTGTTCAAGCTGTACAACACCGACTGCGTGACGTACTTCGAGGACGGCAGCAAGAGGATAAGTCCAAACGGTCATCAGGAGCAAAGCACCATCGCGTTTATGACGGCACTTGTTGAGGGGTTTGTCCGTAACGCAGACGGGGGGTTCGTCTATTCAAAATATTGGTCTGCTCCGACTTACTACTTCGAGGGGGCACTCAACTTTGGTGCGGACGGTGTACCCCTAAACCCTAAGACGTGTGTAGTCCACAGGGTAAACAGGCGAGCGATGAAAGAGGTGCGCAAGCTGTATGCACCCTTCATGCAGTATGCCAAGGCTATGATAAAAGTAGCATACCCCCAAGATGCCGAGGTTAGCGGTGCCGATGCGGATATCAAGTTCGAGCTAGCGAAGCGGCTAGATACGCAGCGGGGTAGTTTCCCAAACACGGACGGCTCCGACACGCTGTGCGATCTCATGCGTGGGGACAACATCGAGGATTGGGCAGACACGCTAGAGTCGGTAGCTGCTATGTCGATGACTTACCGTTATAGCTTTGGCAAGTCGGGTAGGCAATGGTTCTACCAACCCCAACGAATACTCCAAGACCTTGACGAGGTACTCAAGTATGCACACGCGGACGCTGTGTTCGTAGAGGTAGAGCTTCCCATCGGGGAGTACAAGAAAGACCGCAACAGCAAGTATGTTAGGTGGCACCTAACATCAACCAAGTAATCAATTAACTCAAGGATACAAGCATGACTAATATACATTTAGAAGATCGCGTAACACTAACCCTTGGCGACACTGCACCCATGATGGCGGCTAACCCAAACAACAAATTCTATCTGGGAGGTGAGCCAGGTGTAGGCAAGACTAGTATTGCGGCGGAGCTATCAAGAATTACTGGCTACCCCTATACGATCATTGACGTGCCGAACATGGGCATTAGTGACGCAGCGATGCCGATACCCGACATGGAGTCCAAGACGCTCAAGTATTATCCCAACGGCAAGTTCGGATTGCACGAGGGCACGCCAAGGATCATCTGTCTGGACGAGTACACTAAGGGTTCGGACGAGGGTAAGAATACCTTGCACCCGCTACTCGAAGTGAAAGACCCAAGGCTAGGTGACCTGCCGCTACCCAAGGGCAGCATCGTGTTCATGACAGGTAATCTAGAATCCGATGGTGTGGGTGACAGCCTCAAGGCTCACAGCAAGATGCGCATAACGATGATCGAGATATCCAAACCAACAGATGATGAGTGGTTGCTCTGGGCAGCAGCGAATGACATCGAGCCTATTGTTATGGCATGGGTCAGCCGCAACCCTGACGCACTTGCTTCTTATCGGGATAAGGGACAGCACAACAACCCGTACATTTTTAATCCGTCTGTTATGGGACAGGGTTCAGTGGTAACGCCAAGGACTCTTGAGCTAGCTAGTAACTTAGTGAAGACCCGCCACCTGTACTCTAGCAGAGCACTCAGGGCAGCACTGACAGGCACGATAGGCAGCGCAGCGACTAACTCGCTTCTGCACTTCATTGAGCATCACGAGAGCATGACCCCTTGGTCAGAGATTATGGCTAACCCGAAGTCAGCAAGGATGCCGCCGAATGCAGGTGCGTGTGCGGTGCTGTCGTTTAGTGCGGGGGAGTACATCAAGACTAAGGACGACCTCGATGCTTTCATGATCTACCTAGCCCGACAGGATGCGGGGTACGACACTGATGAGTTCCAAGTGATCTTTGGTGTGCGCCTCGCAGGTCAGAACTCTACCGATGCCAAGCGTAGATTGGCGTTTACTTCACGGGCGTTTGCCGAGTGGGCAGACCGCAATCAGGATTTACTATGAGTGATTCAAAACTAGAGCGCGACTTCAAGCGCAAGCGCATTGAGATTATGCGCAGTAAGCAATTCGTTGAGCTAGGCCCAGTAATGATGATGGGCACGAGGGAGTTCACACGAGATGTTCCCACTGCCTGTACTAATGGTAGGGACGAGAAGTACAACCCCGACTTTATATTCAAGTGGGGGGACAAAGGTGCGGGGTTCATTACCCTGCATGAGAACTGGCACAAGGCAGCGCGGCATCTTGAGATATACGAGCCGCTGTGGAAGCTGTGTCATAAGACGGCTAACTCGGCTATGGATACGTGGATAAACCTAATCATCATGGAGGCAGACAAGGACGAGACAATTGTTGCCATGCCGCGTGACGAGAAAGGTAAACCAATCGGTCTGTGTGACCCGCGCTTCAAAGGCATGACGGTGAAGAAGGTGTTCGACATTCTTTATGCCGAGAAGCAAGAAGAGGGTGAAGGCGGGGAAGGCGGTGAAGGCGAGGGCGAGGGTGAAGGCGGTGGAGGCTTTGACGACCACGGTTGGGACGAGGCTAAGGAGATGACAGCCAAGGAGAAGGAATCTCTACAGTCTGATGTAAGCACCGCTATACGCCAAGGTCTCATGGCTGCTAAGAAAGTAGGCAAAGGTACAGACGGAGGATCGTTGGCTCTGGGTGAACTGCTCGCACCGAAGGTTGATTGGGTGGAGCAGATGAAGCACTTCATTCGAGCGACTTGCACTGCGGCAACCAAAGCTACCTTTAGGCGTATCGACCGCAAGTTCTTCGTAACCACGGGGCTAGTCATACCGACTATGCGTGGAGAGTGTATCAAAGAGCTAGTAGTCGCACCTGATGTATCAGGCTCTATGTTCTTCGACGACTCGTTTGATGTTTGCATGAGTGAGATCGAGGGTCTAGCCCGACAGCTAGAGGTAGCGAAGATACACCTGCTCTATTGGGACGGCTCAGTCTGTGCGCACGAGGAGTATACAAGCAGCACCTTTAAGAACTGGCGCACTCTGACTAAACCTCATGGTGGAGGGGGTACAGACCCGACCTGTGTGGCTGACTATTTGCGAGAGAAGAAGATCAAACCTGATGCAACCGTCGTGCTGACTGACGGCGAGGTCTTGGGTTGGGGTGAATGGGACTGCCCGATACTGTGGGGCATTCACAACTTGCGTGAAACAATCGTTGCCCCTGTGGGTAAAACAATTCAATTGGAGCGAAGAGTATGAACTTTATAGTTGCCGTAAATAACACGCAGTACGTGGTTGACGCTGAAAAGCTAGAGCGCATAACCGCCGAGCTTAGCGGGTGCTTGATATTTTCTAACGAGTACAACAGGGGCGAGAACGGAGGTGAATCTTTTTACACCTACCACGCCTACGAACAAGATGTTGAAGACGGTATGCACTCAGTGAAAGCAATATCAAGTGCGGCGCTCGCGGTAGCTAAGCTTGCAGGGCGCAAGAAGTAACAACAACCAGTGGAGTTTAGGATAACCCTAAACTCCTCCACACTTTTATGGAGGTAACACAATGGGATATAGAAGCGACGTAACAATGATTGCATACCCAAGCAAGAGGCATACAGGCAAGTTCGCTATGCTAAAGCTATATGTAGACGAGAACCTGCCCGACGAGTTCGAGGTGGTTGGGGAAGGCGATGCCCGATACCTGCACTGCAATATAGAGGGGGTTAAGTGGTACGAACACTACGACACGGTGCAGCAATACAACAAAGCGTTTAGTGAGTGGGACGGAATGTTTACTGACCCTGACCCTGACCCAACCCAAGAACATGAGTCTATGTTTCATTATGAGTTCATGCGAGTGGGTGAGGAGTACGAGGACGTGGAGTACCACTCCAGTTATGGGGCAGACCACAACCTCAACCTGAGCCGCGAAGTTTATATAGACCTTTAAAAACTAATAAGGAGAAACATTATGAGCATTTCATCAAGCGCAGTACTAGTACGCCTTAGCATATCCACATGGACAGCTAAGAAGATCGACAAGAACCAGAGCGAGAATGTTTCCGCTGCCACTGGTGCGGACAAGAAAGCGGGCAAGTACATCAAGGACACTATGGTTGGCTCTACCCATGTAAGCCAACTAAACAAGTTCGCCCAGGACTCGCGCAACGAGTACGCCGCACGCACGCTACCTTGGGACGACATGGGAGATCGCATTCTAACTACCAGTTTGCTGCTGCCGTTCAAGTCTGACTTCAATGGTAAGCGTGACGAGTTCTGGAGACGTAGAGATTACATCTGCGACAACTACGAAAACCTCAAGCAAACTTCAGCTAACTATTTGGGAGCCATGTACAACCCAGAAGATTACCCGCTGGTTAACGAGGTTTACGAAAAGTATGACTGGAAGCTAACCATTAAGACCGTTCCTGACAGCGGGCACTTGTACCTAGACCTGCCCGCTGAGGATATGGAGGAGCTGCGCGCTTCATTGGAGGCAGAGAACCAAGAGAAGACTAAGCACGCGATGGATACTGCGTGGCACAGAATGCACGGCATGCTAACAAGTATGAGCGCCAAGCTAACTGAGACTGACGAGGACAAGCAGAAAAGGTTCTACGATAGCTTTGTTAGTAACCCGAAAGACCTGTGCGATATGCTGCAGCACCTGAACATTACTAATGACCCAGAGCTAGAGAAGGCGAGGGCTATGCTAGAACGAACGATCAAAGGTGCGGACATCGACGCGATAAAAGAATCACCTGCTATCCGTGAGGATATGAAGACTAAGGTTGATTCCATTCTTAAACAGTTCGAGTGGTAGGAGATAGATATGCAAAATGTAGTTACGGTTAATCAAAACGTCTCTGGCGTTGCGGCAGCAGACCAACTGACGCATGAGCTACTCTATAATTTTATAGACCGTGTAGCACATGCCTTCCCTAAGCTAACCTTTACAGTGTGGGGCGCCAGAAGAGTAGATGTATCTGATGTGTACGAGAACCAAGTGGGCAGGGTTACGTTAGAATTTATAGGTCACTATAACCGCGTGGTGTTGGAGCTACGGTCTCCTCGTATGACAGACAAACGCAACCTCAAAGCTAAGACCGCCGACCTAAACAAAGCAGTAAAGATGTTTGCAAAATACTTTAGGTCAAACACGGACGAAGAGTTAATGGAGACCCACCTTGGCTATTTGGATAGAGAAGCGACAGGTTCTTACGACCATGCGCTAGGCAAACTGCGCGGTGTTATGGATGAACCGCTATACAACTTCTTTCAAACGGCTACCCAGCAGAAGCGATATGAACTTTACTCCATGCTCGCTTTACCAGAAGCTCAACTAAGCGCAATAGAAACCGAAGCGTTGCAGTACTTCGACCACTGTAGCCTGTTCGATATGTCTGAATGCGCTGTGCTGTTGAAAACTCCGACAGGGTATTTGGTTAAGCGTTCCACTCCCGAAGGAGCCGCCGCTGCTCGCGTTGAACGAGTCGAAGAAGTTCCTTCTGAGTATAGAGCACAGATAGGGCTGTTGAAGCTAGCCTCGCATAGAGAGTTCATACCCAACGTAGGGATTAAGTTAGCTAAACCAACGGTAGCTGTAGAGAGTTACTTATGTGTAAACCGCCAACCACTTTAGTTTAAACTTATCCACATGTTAGGTCTGACCTAACATCCTTCCCCAACCCCCCAAGCCCCGCCTAGTGCGGGGTTTTTTTTGTCCTCAAAAAGGTTGACACTGTAAACCCCCTCCCGCATACTAGCCGTATGGCAAATACCCCAGAGAAGAAAGTTAAAGACAAAGTCGTGAAGATGCTTAAGTCTCATGGCATATATTATTTTTTCCCCGCTACCTTTGGTATGGGTCGCAGCGGAGTGCCCGATGTTATATGTTGCTTTAACGGCAGCTTTCTCGCTGTTGAATGCAAGGCAGGTAAAGGCAAGACTACTGCACTACAAGACAGGGAGATAGCTGCGATTCGT